CCCCTCCGGGTAGGGGCCGAGATTGCTCTTCACCAGGTCCAGCCGCCGCGGCCCGTTGAGACTGAACTGCCGCCCGTTCTGGATCACCGACAGCCCCAACACCGTCCTGGCCATCGCCGTGATGTGGCCACTGCCCCGGAAGTCGTGCACCGACATGCCCGGCAGGTTCAACTGCCCGCCGGGCGGCTTACGCAGATGGTGCAGCACCAGCAGACCGCAGTCGCAGTGCCGCGCCAGCGCCACCAGGTAGAGCATCAACCGCGTCGTGTCCTCTACGCTGTTCTGCCCGCTGCTGCTGATGCTGCTCAGGCTGTCGATGATGATCAACTGCGGCGCCACCGTCGTGGCCAGGTCGAGCAGATGATCCTGCCAGCGCGGCTGCGTCAGGTCCAGCATCTCGCCGTTGTCGGCCATCATCAACCACAGCTTGTGGCGGTTGATGCCCAGGGCCTGCGCCCGCTCGTTCGTCACTTGCGGGATGGCTTCCGCTTCGACGTACACCACATTGCCAATCCGGTCCGGGATCGCCCCGTCCGGCCACGGGCCGCCGTGGATGACGGTGCGCGCCAGGTCGAGCACGAAGTACGATTTGCCCGTGCCCTGATATGCGCCCAGGAGACTCAGCATCCCCCGCGGGATCCAGCCCGGCCACAGCCAGCTCACCGGCTTCAGTGTGTCGGCGATGTCGGCCAGGGTCGGGAACGCCAGCGGCTCGTTGGCGTCCTCGATCTCCCGCATCCACGTGCGGCACTCGTCATTCCCCGATTTGTCCAGCGAGCGCGCCGCCTCGTACAGCGCCGAGTAGCCGTCCAGCGGGCCGAGGTTGCGCTCAGCCCGCAAGAACAGTTCACTCCACGGCCACGTCCAGCCCGCCAGGTCAACCTCCTGGCTATCGATGCTGTTTTCCTTGAATGCCTGATAGAGCAGGCGCTTCTGCATCCGCTCTGTGATCATGCGACCACCGCCACCGCCGGCCGCTCGCGCAGGATGGCGTCCACCGCCAACAGCGTCTCGCACTCCGCCAGACGAGTCTCACGCCAGCGCCGGCCGGACGGTCCGCCGTGCGCGCCGGGCTGCGCACCGATATAGGCGAGATCATCCTGTGCCTGCGCAACCATGCGATCCCACGTGGCGCGCTTTTCCTCTTTGGTCATGCGGCCTCCGGGAGAGTTGCGAGTTGCGAGGGGCGAGGGGCGCCGCTGCGTTGGGCCACATAGGCGTTGGCCGCCTCCGGCGTGGCGAACTCGCAACGGAAGCGCTGCTGCCGGTCGTAGATGCGGTAGCGCCCGCGCTCGCATTTGATCGTGTACTCCGCCGGCCGGTCGCTGCCCGTGCGGCTGCTGTGCAGTTTGTGGAGTGTCATGGTTGCGCCTCCAGCATTGCCGGATGGCTCTTGCCGGCGCCGGTGGGAATCTGCCAGATCAGCGCGGCGATCAAAGCGTCTTTCCCGGCGATCACGTCCCACACGTCCAGGCCATCGGCCAGGCCGGCGCGCTGCAGCTGCTGCAGCCAGGTCTGGGCGATCTGGCGCTGCAGCGCGTTGTAGCGGTCGAGCGGGTTGGTGATGCCGGCGTCGTCGAGATACTGATTCAGGGCGGCCTGCGCCGCGGCCACGCGGATCGGTGTGGGTATGCTCACGGCGCCACCTCCAAGGGGATGCAACGCGGCGGCTGGCTGAAACGGGGCTGCCAGCCCCAGTCACACGTAATCCGGGTGATTTTCGCCGCCCGGGCAACGCACACCTGCCCGTGCGGAATCCGCCAGCAGCGGTCCCACGTCTGCGCGCTGGCCGGGGCGGGCAGCAGCAGCACGGCGACGGCCAGCACTGCCAGCAGATAGTTGATGCGCAACACAATCCAACGGGCACGGCGCCGCCAGTAATAGCGGTCGCCACGGCTGTAAATACTCATGATCCGTTCCTTTCATACTCTCCAGGTTGAAGATAGCTGAGTGTAGGCACCAATCGAGCCGCCTGAATGGCCTTGTGGTGCGTCAGGTCCTGCTCATCTGCGCAGCGCACGCAGTAATCGTCCAGCGTTGTCTCCCCGCAAACCGTGCACGTCATCTCCCTGGGGCTGGCGAGCTTCACCCGCCACACCACATGCCCGTGCAGGTCGCGCACCGGCGGCAGTTCGATCACGCCGGCGTCAGCGCCATCGCCAGCAGATTCGACCAGCGCCCGGTCTCCGACAGCATCACCACCGCGCCGCTCGTCGGCATCCAATCCGGTTTGCGCTTGTCGTAGGTCAACGACTTGACCTCGCCGTCGACGGCCAGGCTGCGCAGCACCCGGATCACCAGGTCGCGGCGCAGTGTCTTCGCCAGCTTGCGGAACGTCGTGGCGCCGCTTGCCAGTTGGTCGATCACGTCCAGATCCGCCTTCGGCAGTCCCGACCACGCCGGGTGGCTGCGGTTCCAGCCCGGCGCCGTCGTAGGGTTTGGGCCGGCGCCGTTGGTGTGCTCGGCGGCCAGGCTGTTAAACGTATCGGTGGCGATCACGTTCTGCCGCATGAGGCGGTCGATCTCCGCCTGTGCCAGTCGCAGTTGCACGAATAGCTCCTGATCGCCGCCGAACCATCGGGCGTCGGCCTCATTGCGGGCCTGGCGCAATTGCCGCACCAGTTCCGCGTTGTCGGCGTCCATCTGCGTGATCTGCTGGCGCAGGCCGTCCCGCTCGGCGATCAGCGTCGTCAGTTCCTGGTGTGCGCTGGCAGCGTCCTCACGGTTGTCCTCTAGTGCAATCTTCAAAGCGTCGATGGCCGCCAGCACCGCGGCGGCAGTATCGAGATCGGGGTTGTGGTAGAGCGCCGGAGCGTTCACTTCCAGCCACTCATTCAGCCGCCCGATCTGGCTGATGGCGCTTTCCGCTGCACGCTGTTCCGGCTTTGCCTGCGCCTGGCTGGCCACAATCGCCGCCAGGTCGTCGGCCAGCGCACCGCCGGCGGCGTAGGCATCGCCGATGGCCAGCCGCAAGGCCAGCATGACGGTTTGCGGCTCCAGGTCTTCGCTAGTCCGCAGGATGGCGTATAGGCCATTGGCATACTTGGTGAAAATGGCTTCGGTGGTCATGAGCCACCCCAGATCTCTGCCGACATGTCCAACTGGCCCCGGCTTTCGACGTTCAGCATCAACTCATTCAGCGCCGCCAGGCTGTCGCCGATGGCCCGGTTGCTGTCGCGCACATCCGCCAGCATGTTGTGGATGTCGCGCAGCTCGCCGGCCACCGCCAGGATCGCACTCGCCAGCACAATAATGCGGTCGTCTTCGGCGTCGCCGTCAGAGCTCGCCCATGTGCCGTCAGCCAGCCCTCGGATCAACTTGCCTGCCTGCTCCATCATGTCCGGCTTGGGCGCCGGCGCCGTTCCATCGTCCATAATCTCCTAATCTCCTAATCTCTCAATCTCACCGAAAAAAGAGTGCACCAAACACACCCGGCGCCGTTGCACCAGGCTCAATCCCACAATCTCACAATCTCACTTGTTGGGCAGGGCGCTGCGCAGGTGATCCATAACAGGTTGTCCCGAAACCCTGTCCACCTGCGCAGCCCCGGTGAAAGCGGGAGCGGGTCCCCCCAGTCGGCTGACTCCCACAAAAGAGTTTGACCGAACCGCTCCCGCCCTCACCGGGCCAGGCCCTAGCTCAGCATATCGTCCAGTTCGGCGTCGAAAACGCCGGGGTCTTCCTCGAGCTGGCGGAAATGATGGTACATCACGTCCATTGCCAGAATCGCCTCGCAGCGCGCCAGCTTGCGGCGCCCGATGGTGCGTTCGTGGGGCGCCAGCCGGTGGGAGCGCAGCGCCATGCGATGGTTGGCGGCGTCGCGCTTGGCGGCGGCGACCACCTCCTCCCAGGCGGAAAGTTGGCTGTCGGTCACGCGTGCACCCCGATCTCATCAAAAAAGCGATTGACCAGCAACGCCACCTTACGTAACGTCCCCGTGGTCGTGTTATACAAGCACACGTATTGCACGCCGTCTAGCACAACCTCGCACTTTGTCTGATTCTCGTGTGGATACGCCGTGACCAGCACAATGCCGAGCGCAGTGTAGCGAGCGTACACCATCCGCCATACCTTTCCTGTCTCCCACGCTACCAGTTCCGTCCTCTTGCGAGACGGGACCTTCCACGCCATCAAATCTGATGCAGCTGTAATCACGCCGGCACCGCCTCAGCATGGATATTGCGGCGCTGCGCCTCCGCGCGGATCAGCCGGCGCAGGGTGGCGCTCATGTTGCCGACCGTGCCGTTCTCGTGGCTGTCCAGTTCGGTGATGCGCAGCAGGGCCGCCTTGTCGGCGTTCGTCACCTGCGCCGTCACCCACGTGTATTCTGTCGTCGGTTCGTTCATCGCCATGTGGCTTGGTCTCCGTTCATTATTGATGCACAAAATCAAGAACATAGTACATCAATGATAGACACTTGTCAACAACTTGGTAAACCATTTATTCACAATTGGGGTTTATGATTGGTGGCATGACAACTGGGGAGCGACTACGGCGCCAGCGTGAGCGGGTTGCCCTGACACTTGGGCAGGTAGCGGAGTACGAAGGCGTCAGCAAGACGTACCTCTCTGCGCTTGAACGTGAGGTAAATAGCCCAAACGTTTGGCCACTGCTGGCCCGCCTTGCAGAACGCTACCGCACGAGCGCCGACTACCTGCTGGGCTTGAGCGACGACCCCAGCCCGCGCCGGGGCGAGGCGCTGCCGGAGGCGCTGCGCGAGGTGCTCGAGCTGGCCGTGCAGTGGCCCGATGCGCGCCAGCAGGAACTGCTCGACGTGGCCCTGGTGCTCGACGCCGCCGAACGGGAAGCCGACCTGCGCGAGTACGACCGCATCATGGGGCTGCTGGCCGCCCTCGCCGAGGGCGACATCGCCACTGAAGCCGTCGAGTCAGCCCTCCGCGCCCATGCCGCCGGCGACCGGGCCGGGGCGCTGCGTCTCGTCGATGCCTTCTTTGCCGGCAGGGCGGCGCGTGAAGAGACTCAAAAAGCGTCGCAACAAAAGTAACTGTTCTTTGCGCTGCAATGGCGGAAGCGATGCGAATTCACTGCGGTAGGTCGTGCGCTTGCGTTTGCGTTTGGCCATAGCCGTGTCCCAAGGGGCGAGTAGAACGATTGTTCTAGGATACAACACAAGCGGAGAGATTGGAAGGGGTTGACTGCTGGACGGGGGAGTAAGGTTTTCCCGGGAAAACATCAGCCCAATGCAATAACCCACGAAAGGGGACCCCATGACACGGTACGACGAACTTGCCCCCAAGGTTCAGGAACTGAAAAGGCAGAGCAAGCACGAAGATGCACTGATCCTGCTCGATCATTGGATGGCAGCAACGGAGCGGGAATCGCAGCGAGATCAGATCCCTGTCGAATCCTGGCCCTATTGGCAGGCATGTGTCGTGCTACGGAAACTCAAGCGCTATGGCGACGAGGTAAGCGTGATCGAACGCTTCCTCGGCCAGCCATCTTCTGGCAGCAAACAATCTCAGGAGCTGGTCGACCGACTTAGTAAAGCCTATCATCTGGCGGGGTTGACAGAAGCGAGAGACCAAAACGGGCAATCGATTGTCATCTACAAGCCCGAAGGGATTCCGCTTGACGAGCGATCGCTGTTTGTTCGTGAGGCGATTCTACTGGACACCGAAACGACGGGGCTGTCACGCACCGACGAAGTCATCGAGCTTGCCCTGTTGCGTTTTCGCTACAGCCACTACTCTGGGCGCATTCTGGAGGTGAAAGACAGCTACGTTGGGCGCCGTGAACCAGGTTGCGCCATCTCGGCGCAGGCCACCAAGCTGCACGGAATCAAGAAGGCCGACGTAGCTGGCCGGCAGTTGGATTTTGGACGCGTCCGGGCGTTGCTTGACGGCGCTTCGATGGTGTTGGCCCACAATGCCAGTTTTGACCAGCGCATGGCGACGAAACTGTTGCCCGAACTAGACCGGTTGCCCTGGTATTGCACGATGAACGGCATCGACTGGCTGGACAAAGGGTGCGGCTCCCGCAAGCTGGAGGACATCTGCGCTGCATTCGGCGTAACCTATGGTGCGCATCGTGCTGACGCCGACGTTCATGCATTGCTCGAGCTGTTGGCGGTCGTCGATCCCCGTACCGCAAGCCCGCTCTTACACGAGATGGTGCGCAGCGTTCCCCTCGGCTATGTGTCAACCTGGAAAATGCAACAGGAAGCCGACGAGGCGGATGACGAAGAATACGAGGAGGATGACTTCGGCGATTCAATGGTTATCACCCTGAGTTTCCACCCTGATATGGCGAAGTCCGTTGCGCCACCACAGGCGAAGCCAACACCCTCACGTGCGCGCTACGTGGGGCTGGGGCTGCTGGCCACCGTGATCACCGTGCTGGCGGTGGGCGGCCTGGTGGCGTTCCTGATGTCGCTGTTTTGAGGGTGCAGCGTCATGGCAGCAGTGCCGCGGCGACCGCCAGGGCCAGGATGCCGGTCACTTGTGCGGCAAAGAGCCAGCCGGCCAGCCCAACCAGGTGCGCCTTGCGGTCGTTCAAAACGCCGTTGCGCTCGGTTGCGCCCAGCAGGTTCGACACGACATGTGCGTAGCACTTGTCAATCGTCTCATTGATGTATTCGTTGTACAGTTCGTCCCATTCGGTTGGACCAACCAGGCTATGGTCTGACGGGCGCCAGGCCAGCAGCGCACAAAGGATCATGCCGAGGAAGAGGGCGAAGGCGAAAGCCAGCCCGGCCAATGTCCAGCCGGTTGGACTTGGCGTGACGAACGTTGAAATGGAGACCGCTCCGGTCAGGACCACGACCAGGCCGCCGGCCTGCAAAATGGTCGCCGCTTTGCCGTCGAGGTGTTCACGGGTGCGCTCTTTGGCGTCGTACTTGCGCCAAAGCATATCAAGGGTCAAGCGTTGTTGTTCGGTGAGTTGTTCAGCCATCGAAGCCTCCAGGAGAAATTATGTCTGACAAAGACGAAGAACAGAAGCCTGCTGACAAGCCGCCTACCAAGCCGCCGCCACCGCCGCGCCCGGCGCCCGACAACGAGATCGAAACAAACAGCGCCAAGCCGCCGAAGCCACCCACCAAACCGCCGGGCAGCGAGGAACGGTCGACGGCCAACGCCAGCAGCTTCAGGCGCCGCTGGTGTTATCCGGCGCCGGCGGGATAAGTGGCTTAGGCTTGGGGCGGTCAGGCTTTTCCGGGCACCGTGCGATCTCGATGGCGTTGAGCGCGGCGTCGTCCGCATCTACCAACACGGTGACGCCGCTGGGTGATTCGGCCAGGTAGCGCAGGAAGAAGCGCTCCGCGCCGTCGGCGCGGGAAAGCGTGCAGTGCATCATGCAATTGCCAATTTCAACAACTCATATCGCCCGATCTTGATCGTACCAGCATCTCCGGCGAAATTGAGATAGGTGCGAATGATGTTGCAGCCTACCGGTATCGAAGTCGGAGTCGTGCGCAGGATCAATGTGCCGTCCGGCGTCGGATTGCCAATGATCTGCGAATATGGATCATTGTTCAAAAATGACAGTCCATTCAAAACTGTGCTGCCGTTCCGAAATTCAAGCAGCAGGACAAACTGAGAAATGTTTACCCAGTCGTTCACGCACACAACCTCCAACTGCGCCACGACTAGATCGCCAGGAGCAAAACCGCTGATCACGTCGATGGACGGATCTGGCCCGATCCGCACCTGTGTGGCGGTAATCTCCATTTTTTGCCATTCGCCAGCCCCGCCATCCGTGCGCGCCGATTTCGCCCCTGCGCCATAGAACAATTCCCAGGCCGTGGCAACCATTCCCGTGGCCCCCTCAGACAGCGTTCCGCTAGAGCCGGTCATGGCGTGATTCGAGAGGATGCGTCCGAAAAACGCATCCGTAGTTGTACGGAAATGTTGCACCGGATCGAGCAGTTCGAGTTGTTCAACCAGCGCCCTTGCAATCGCCTGCGCGCCCAACGCGGTCGGATGCACGCCATCGTGAGAATAGCCAATTTTCCAAATTGGCGACGTTGTAGCCGGGAACGATTGATCCAGACAATCTGCAATGTTGTCGCACAACGCAATGCCGTTCGCCGGGCAGTACGTGCGCAGCCAACCGTTGATACCATTCCAGTTGGCGATCTGCGTTGTAGTCGTCGCGCTAGACGTTGGCGTTGCGGTCATTGCAATCGGCGTAATTCCTGCGGCAATCAGTGCATCATAGATGCCTGCGAGATTGCCAGTTGCCGTCGCTATGATGTCCGAGTCGGTTACGGAGTCGTTTACACCACCCATCACGATGCAGTATCGATCTCGTCCTGCGTAGGCCGCCATCGGCGTGATAACATCTGCCTCCAGCCGAGCCAGCATCTGCGTCGTGATGTTGCCGCCTACTCCGGCATACACTCCAGCATAAGCACGGAATCCGCTCAGTGCCTGCGCCCACGGCCAATATCCGCGATTGACATGCCCCGTGTTTGTTGGCCTACAGCCCAGCGTGATGCTGTCGCCGAGCAACGCAAAAACCGGCAGTATATCGTCTGGATTCGTCGGATACAAAGGAGCACCAGACGCGCCGACGATTGGCGAAATCCTTGCGCCCGCGTGCAATATGCCTCTCATCGCGCCACCGCAATCAGCAGGCCGCCTGACGCCGGGTCGCTGGCTGCTGTCAGTTCCAGGGTGCAGTAAAACATCGGTGCGTTGAGCATTGGCACATAGCGGATACTGGCGTTGGCGCCATCTGCGACAGGAAACGGACTAAACCAAACCGCACCGCTGTGCGCCACATCAACCACGTCCATCTGCGGATGCATCAGTGTGTTGTCGGTTGACGCGCCGGCGATATTTGCGCGAAGTTTCACGTTCAAACTTACGCCAAGCACGTTTTGCAGTCCGATCATAGCGCCACGGCTGAAAGACAGCATCGGAAAGCGAATCCAGAACGTTGCACCTGTAATGTCCGTGCCGGACAGGGAGCCGGTTGTCAAGGCAACGAAATTCTGCCAGATGCTGGTGGTAGAAAATGTCAAATCTGCCGCCCCGGCCACCGTGCTGTAGTTGGCATATGCCCAGCGCGTGGGCTGCATCACGATCAACTCCTGCTCCCGACCAAGCCGTACGCGATCCATGTTGGTGTTGGTCGTGTTCGCGCCATTGCCATTGCTGCGATCCTCAACCTCGCCAATCATCGCCATGCCATACGCAACTGCCGGCGGATAGTTGATTCTTTCCAGTGTAGCCTCATCCAGCTTGACGACCTGCCGGCCTGCCTGGTCAAAAAACGCCTGTACGCGGTCGCCGGCCGAAACGTTCGGTGGCACGTTCAAACTAGCGTATCCGCCGATTTTGACAGGATTTCCGCTGTCCACTGCATCGTGCGCCACATCGCCAACAACAATTTTTTTTACAGTGTCAAACAGTCCCATGAATTCCCCCCCTTACCTCTTATGCCACAGTCAACGCCGGCTTCACCGTCACCAGCCCCGATCCATCTCTCGTCACGGCCGCCTGCGTGACCGTTTTGCCGCTCGCCGTGTGGCTGATTGTGTATGCGTCCACCGCCAGCCAGGTGCTGTTTTTCGTCGTGGTCGTGAACGTCCCCGCCGACCCGTCCGGCCATTTCACCGTCGCCGTCGTCACCACGCCGTCGGCGTCGTAGGTTATGGCGGTCAGCTCATAATCTTCTCCGCTCACCCACTCCTTGAGCCTGGCATCCGTCACTGTGGCGCCGCCCGCCAATGTCGCCATCTCCGCGTCAATCTCATTCAGCGCCGCCACCGCCGACGTTTTCGCCGTCGTCGTCAGCGCATCTAGATCGCCAATCGCTGCGTCGAGCGTGCCCAGCGGCGTGTTGATCGTGCTGGCGTTCGCCGCCGCGCCTGTAGTGATCGCCGTGTGGTTGTGCGTGCTCATGTCCCTCTCCCCGCTATGCCAGGCTGATCGCCTGTATTCTCGTGCGCAGTTGAATCTGCGCCTTGACCTGCACTGTCTTGCCCACCTTGCTGGCGGTCTTCACGCGCACCGTCGCCACGTTGCTGGCCGCCGCCGGGCGCAGCCCGTCCGCATCCACCACCAGGCTGGTGATGTCGTACTGATACCAGCCACCGCCCAGGCTGGTGGGCGAGCCGCTCACAGCTACCCCGTTCACCAACCATTCGATGTCACTGTACGCATAGGTGTTTGCGCCGCTCTCCTCGAAAATGCCATATTCGATGGCCAGCGCGCTGGAAATGTCCACCGAGACGCCCACCGCGGCGCCACCGGCGGCGCTCGTGATGGACTCACCGCCGCCGCTGCTGCTGGTCGGCGTGCTGCTGCCGCCGCTTTCGCTGGTCGTGCTGCCGGTGTCGTCGTCGGTTTCCTCGTACTGGTTCCACCCCTGGCTGCCCAGGTCTTCGCCGCCGATAAACGTATCGCCGCCAACCTGGACAATACGCGCTGCAATGCCAGCGCCGGCGCTCACCGATGCAATCGGCAGCCGATGGACGTGATTCGGGACGCCGTGGTTGTGGCTGGCAATCGTCACGCTGTGCGTGTGGTTGCTCGTGGTCACCCCGTGCGAATGGTCTGGCAGATCGACGCTGCCCGTCGCCGTCCCGCCGATGGCCTTCGCCGTGCTCCGCAGCGGATCCACGCGGTAGCGCAGGATCGCCTGGCTGATCGTCGTCACTTCCGGCCCCAACCAAAAGGGACAATCCGCCGTCGCATCGTCGTCCAGCGGCTCCGTGTAGCTCAGCGTGTCCAGACTCGGCCCCGGCTGCGGCAGGTTGGCGATCACCGCCTGCGCCTGAATCGCATTCGCCAGGATCGACGCATCCCCCGCCGTCTGCATCGTGCCAGTGCTCACCGTCAGCCCGTCGATGCGCACCCCATCCTCGTCCCAGGTCGATTCGACCTCCAGGACATTCAGCACGCGCCGGATGTCAATCGGCCGCTCGCCATCCACATAGCGCAGCACATCCACCCGGATCGTGCTGCCCACGGCGATCCCCGTCGCCAGACCCGCCACCTGCAGTTTGTACTCGTACTGCGGCGCCAACACCGGCGCCACCGCGTTGATCGCAGCCCGCAGCAGCGCGTTAGCCGCCGCCTGCAAATCCGCCGTGCTGTTGCTCAGCGGCGCCACATTCTTGATGTCTACCCGCCGGGGCACAATGCCCCAATCCGTCTGGCTGCTGGTGCAGTCGATCCGGCTCTCCGCCAGGTTGATCGTCCACGTGTTGCCCGCGTCGTCGGTGTAGCCGCCGCTGGTCGGGTCGCCGTCGGGCCACTCCGTAGCATAGAGCAGCGTGAGCTGCGCGTCCCACTGCCCGGCGCCGAACACATAAAGCCGGTTGGCAATCTCCGCCGAGTTGCGCGTCTCCGTGATCTCCCGAATCAGGCAGGCGTCCGGGTTGCGCACGATGTCCGGCGCGCTCGCGTTGGCCGTAGCCATCAACCCCGACGACGCCAGCGTGCGGAACAACTCCAGCCGGCGCAGCACGCCCGAAGCGGGCGCCAGGCGGAAATGAAAGCCGGCCGCCGCCGCGCCGTGCACCCAGGCCGCCAACACACTCTCATAGTTATAGCGCGTCGCCCAGACCGGAAGCGTGTCCGTTTCGACCACAGTCCACCCGCCGGGCATCGCCGCCCGGATCGTCGCCTCCGCGTCGCTCGTTTCCCCGTAGCCGACGGTCGCGTCGGCCAGTTCCATCAGCAGGTCGCCGCCGCTCACCTCCAGCCCCGGCGCGCCCTCGTCCACCCGCACCCGGATGTCATGGATCGGCCCGCCGCCGAGAAACAGGCGCCCGCCGCTTGGGTGCCACGTCCACGCCAGCGCCGTGCGCCGCGGCTGGATCAGTTCCATCGCCCGCGTGTCCAGGCCGGAGAGCGTCGCCGACCAGTCGCCCGCCGCCGACAACCGGCTGCGCTGCTTGAACTGGCGCACCGCGGCCACCGGCCCCGGCCCTACCAGGTCGCCCGCCGTGTCGTAGATGTCGAGCCAGAGCTGCATCAGGCCCACGCCTCCGTGTACGTCATTTCTGCCGCTTCGATAGCGGAGCCAATGACAAAAATTTCATAGGTGCCTGGCGTGATGGCGAGCCACTCATTAGCGGTGTGATCATAGGCGCCGTAGCCGGTATCGAGATCTAGCCGGTCGTAGGCGTCGGCGCCGTTGAACGTGATCAGGCGTGCGTCGCTGTCGATGATCAGCACATCGCCATCGGCCCACGGCCCGTCGACGTTCAGCGCTACGCCGGTCGCCGGAATCACCACCGAGATCGGGTCAGTGTCCGTCCCAGCCATCTCAATTGTGAAGATCGGGCTGGTGGCCGGCAGATTGCCGCCCACCGTCACCTCCGGCGAGGTGTCCGGGTAGAGCGAGATCGCGCCCGTGTCCAGGAAATAGCCGTCGTCTAGGAAATAGCCGTCGTCCAGTGTCCAGTCCGCCCACTGTTTGCCGCTCCAACGGTCCAGCTGCTCAAAGATCAGCGTCAGTTCCTGATGCAGGGCCCGCCGCCCGACGCGACTATAGTTCATGTCCATCAGCCGCGCCGTGCACTTGTTCACCGTGCCGTCGTCGTCCGCTCGCCGGTAGAGCAGCGCCCGCGTACCGACGGCTGCCCGCAGTGCGTCGATGCTGCTGCGCCAGGTCGCCGCGTCATCCGCTGCGAGCACGCATTTCAGGCTGATCGAGTGCGGAAATTTCGCCTGCGCCCTGCCGCTCCCCCACGCGTCGAAGACCCCGGCAGCCGTCGCCACAAGCGCCGTGCGCGGCCGCACCGGCGTCGCCTTCGTGTCGCGGTTATAGGTCGGCAGTTCAATCGTGCCGAACTTCCAGAGCGTGTACGCCATCGCTTAGCCCCTCCAGCCCACAGATCGCAGCGCATCGAGCACCCCCGCCTTAGCGCCGCTCTGATCCGCACCGTACACGTTGATCGTCACATTCATCATCCCGCCACCGGCCACTGAGCCCGCCGTAGTGGGAGCAGCCGGCGCCAGCCCGCCCATCAGCGCAGCCAGGCCGCCCGCCATATCCACCTGCAGCGCTTCCAGGCTGGACCGGAACCCGGCGGCGATCCCTTCGGCCGTCGGCGCGCCGATCTCATCTGCCGCCCGCTGAGACGGCGAGGCGATGCCGAGCCACCGTTTCAAATTGTCGATGGAGCCGCCCACCGCATCCATGATCGCGTCGTGGACCAACCCCGCTGCGCCCAGGATGCCGTTGGCTATCCCCTGGATGATGTCCCGCCCCAGTTGCAGCCAATCGATGGAGTTGTACCAATCCAGGATCGTGTCCCAAATCGCCTCGAACGCCTCTCGGATGAAGAGCCACCAGCGGCTGACAATCCCCTCCAGCGTCTCGCCAGCGCCCTCCCAATCGCCAGTCAACAGTTGCAACGCAACCGTCACCAGGTCCAACAGGGTCTTGAGCTGCGTATCCCAGAAACGCTGCATCCAACCAAACAGGGTTGTGAGCGTCGCCGTGATGTCGTCGCCAAACTCGTTCCAGAATGCCGTGATGGCGCCAATCACGTTGTCGGCCACCTCCTGCATCAGCGGCAGGTTTTCGTTCCACCACGCCGCCATGTACGCCATCGGCCCGTCGGTCTGCGTCTGCATCGACTGGCCGAGGGAAAATATCCAGTCGATCACCGGTTGGATCGCCGTGGCGATGCTGTTCATCGCCGGCACCACCTGCTCCTGAATGAACGCCGTCACCGGCGGCAGCACCGCTTGCACGATGTTGTTCATCGCCGTAGTCAGCGCCAGCACGATCGGCAGAAGCGCCTGGCCAATCGTCGTCTGCAAGTTCTGCATCTGCGCGTCCAAGATGCGCTGCTGATTCGCCAGGCCGCCGCTCGTGCGCGCAAAATCGCCCTGTGCGGCGCTGGTCTGCTCGTAGATCAGTGCCTGCGCCGCCAGCACCTTCTGCTGCGGCGTCAGAGCTTCCTTCGTGGTTTCAATCAGTCCCAATTTCAGGGCCGCCTGGCGCATCGACGCGTCGTCCAGCAGCACGCCATACGCGCGCAGCGGCTCCGACTCTCCCCGCAGCGCCGCGCCGATGGCATCGATGGCCTGCTCTGGCGATGTATTGTTGAAACTGGCCAGGTCGCTGGCGAGGGTGACAAAATCCGTCGAAAACGTCGCCAGGTCGTCCCCGGCCAGCCCCGCCGCGCTCCCGAAAGTCGCAAAGGTGCTGGCGGCATCCAGCGCCTGCTGCTGGCTCTGCCCCAGCGCCGTGGCCGCATTCTCCGACCACGCCAGCACGCTGTCCGTCGCATCGCCGAAGAGCACGCCTGTCTTCGACACGGTCTCGCCCAGGTCGGAGGCCGCGCCCACGGCATCGCCCATGTAGCCCACCGCCGCCTGCGCTGCGCCCGCCATCGCGTTGAACGCAGCCATGCCCGCGCCCATCAGCACACCGGAGATCGCCGAACCCCACCCGCCGACCTGGCCTTCGGACGCCTTGAGTCCTTTTTTCAGTTCGTCGTCGTTGGTCTTCAGATAGGCGACCGCGTCGGCCAGCTTCGTTGCCATCTCAATCCAATCCTGCCAGTCTCAACATTTCGTCGGCGCTCACCAGCCCGGCCGCCGAGCCTGCGGCAGCGCCGCCACCTGAATTTAGCGCCGTCGCCAGCACCTTCCACGTCTCAAGCGCCGCCAGTTGCGCAATCCGCTCCTGCCGTCGCCAGTAAGCCGCCTGCAGCCGCAGCATCACCGGTCGCAGCGCTACGTCGGCGCCATACTCCGCAATCCAAAGCTCATCCAGGTCATCGGCTACGCTGGCGCCGCCCCAGCCGGTGCCCTCATCGGCGGCGCCCCCAAGAAAAAACCCATCAGGCACGCCAGCATCTCTTCCATGTAGGCGTTGTTGCCGATCCACTCCCGATCCGCGGCCAGCACCGACGAATAGGCGCACACCGCATTCAGCAGCGACTCCTGGTTGATCAGCAGCCCGGAAGTCAGCGCCAGCCGCGCCAGCGCCTCTGGCGTCGGGTTGCGCACGCCCAGCGCCACCGCCATCTCCCCCACCGGCTTGCACACGGCCTCGTGTTCCGCCGCCCAGCGGGCATGTGGCAGCACGGGCAGCCGCTGCACAACATAGGTTCTTCCCGCCAACAGCACTTCAGTTTCCTGCATGAAGATCGCTCCTTACGAGCTGGCCGCCGCGGTCACCCGGTGCAGCACCATCAACTGCTTGCCCAGCGCCAGCGTCGTGTCCGGGATGGCGTCCACGTGCAGGTTGATGCCCGTGGCCTTCGCCTTGGCGAACTCCAGTTCCCCGCCCAGGGTCGCCACGCCCTTGTAGAAGAACAGGCGAATGGGCTGCTTGACTGCGGAAATTACGCTGTAGCCCTCGAAGCCCCAGGCGTATTCAGTCGCTGCCGGCTCGCCGCCCGCCTCGATGGCGAAGAAGCCCTTCTGCGCCGCGCCTGCCGCCGTCACCGTGGACGTGCCGCCCATCGCCAACGCCAGGTTTACTGCCGTCATCTCGGCCAGCACGGTCTCGATGGCCGCTTCCTCGCTGATCACCGGCATCTTCACCGCCGACAGCGCCTGTTCGATGGTGAGCTTCAGCAGTTCCTTGTCGAAACTCAACTTGACCGGCTCCAGCGTCGTGCCCAGGGAAACCCACGCCCCGCCCCACGCCGCGCCATAGGCCACGCTCGTCTCGTCGGGCAGCGCCGTCGCCACCGGCGCATACCAGACCGTTGCTGGCGTGATAATGATGTCACTGACTGCCATGATTCCCCCTATTTCTGCACGATCCAGCCCGAAAACGTGGCCATCCTGCCCCATTCGCCCACTTCCGGGTCACGAAATTCCCGATAGTCAGACAGCGCCAACTGGCGCACCTGGTGCTGCGCCGAGTTGCCGTCGAACCCATCCAGCACCGCCCGCACCGCCCGGCCCAGGCTCTCCGCCGCGTCTTCGGTCGCCGCGTAGCAGTTGGCCGTCACCGAACCCCGCACCAGCGGCGCCGAGCCGTCGATCCCGCTCTCCGTGCGCACGGTGTAGACCACCAGCGGAAGATCCGTTTCCACCGGCGCCTCTTCCGGCCAGATGCGCGTGCCCACCAGTGCGGCCACTGCGCCGTTGCTGGCCAGCGCCTGGTAAATGATCTCGCCGATCACGGGCGGTCTCCGAGGAGGCGCTCCAGCCACGAGCCGTAGACCTTCGCCAGCTCACGCGGCACCCGATCCCGGCTGGCTTCCAGCCCGGGCCCCAGGAACGGCCGGCTGCCCATGCGCTTGAACTGGCTGCGCGCCACGAAGCGGCTACCGATGCGCAGCGCCTTGCGGCGCCGGGGCAAAATCTTTCCGCGCTGCCGCCGGCCCGACTCGATCAAATGCCCGTGAGGCGCTGTAAAGGCGATCACCGCCTCACCCACACGGGCAAACCGCTCGTTGCGCCAGTAGCGCCGCTTCTGGTAGGTGCTTTTGCCCTTCACGCCGATGTAGCTGGACCCCGCCAGCCGTCCCGAGCGCTTTGGCGCGCGGCGCACCGCTTCCGCTTCCACCACCTGCGCCGCTGCCCAGAGCGCGTCGATGCCATGCTCGCTTACGATGCGAATAAATTCATCACCGTAGGACTCGATCTCGAATCGTTGCACCCGGCGCCGTGCGCCCCGTCGTTTCGCCATGCCGCCAGCCTATCAGCCCGCGGGGAACCGCCCGATCACCGGGGTTTTCCCAGGAAAACAAAAAGGGCGGCCCGCGCCGCCCCTCACCCGCTCACCCACCCGCGGGCTACTCCGCCCGATCCTCCCCCACCAGCTCCTGACACCACACCTCGATGCGCCGGCGCAGATTGTCCGGCTCGCCCACAAAGGTGATGGCCAGGTAGCGGCTGCCGCCCTCCACCGCCCAGCGCAGCCGCTTCTTGGTCGTGATCGTCGTGCCCGCGGGCAGCGGCCAGCGCAGTGTCGCCTGGTGGCTGGCCAGCGCAATCACCTGCTCATCCGCCCGGCGTTCGTCGCCGGAGGGCGTGCGCACCTCAGCGCGCAGCAGAGGCGAATCTGCCCACGTGACCGACTCGGCGCCGCGTGCGTTGCGCGTCACCGTCGGCGTCTGGATATAGACCGTGTGGCGCATCCGGGCAATTCTCATGTGGCATAGCCCCACTGCATCTTGCACGCCGCCTGCACGCGCAGCCGCTGCGCGAATGCCGCCTGGTTCATGGACTCCCGGTTCTCGTAATCGACCGCAACCAGGCCGAGGATCAGCCGCTTGAAATCCGGCGGCACCGCCGCGGCCGCGCCATACCCCGCGACATAGCGCACGCGGATCGGCGCCAGGCTGCGCAGCGCCGCCGCCGGCCACGAACCGCCCTCGCCCGGCCACAGCAGCGGCGGCGTCACATCGGCGATCAACTGATAGTCCGTGTTGGCCAGCGTCACCGTCACGCCCTCCGCCGTCACATAGGTGATCGCCGTGATCGACTGCACCGGCGGGTATTCCAACAGAATGAAGCGCACTCCCGGCCAGCGGTCGAGCACCATCTCTCGCGTCTGCGTCACCAGGCTGCGCGCTGCGAGCGTCTCCACCTCCCGCGTCGCCGCGTCGATCAACTGCGTGATCAGCGCATCGTCCGCCGCGTGGTCGATCAGCAGCGTCTGCTTCGCCTCCGTGAGCGTCACCGGCGCCGTCGCAGGCGCAGTGATTACGTTGCTTGCCATGCGGTCTCACTCTCCCAGTTCAGCGACCCTACGCGCAGCGCCCGCACCAGCACCGCGTTGACCCACTCCACGCGGTACGCGCCCGGCGCCAGCAGTTCAGCCAGAAACGCCGCGTCCCCGCGCACGTCCACCGCAAAATGATGGATCAGCCCGCGCCACACATCGGCGCGCACGATCACGCAGTGGCCGTCGATCTGGAACGGGATCGAGCGCCGCTCCTGCCACGACTGCGCCGACGGCAGCACCCCATGCGGCCCCACATCGGCCTTGAACATCACTGCCGCGGGCGCGTCCCACGTTACCGCCTTCAGCACGGTGATGGCGTGAGGCGTGGCCAGCACGTTGTCATCGTCGAGCATGATCACGTACTCGCCCTGCGTTTTCTCCCGGTGCACCCAGAACTGCCGGTTCGCCCACGCCAGCCCCATCCCCACCTCATCCCGGATCACAATCTGCTCATAATCCGGGTCCTGCTGGCCGCGCAACGATGCCTGATTGAGCGCCAGGTAGTCGACCGGTTTCGGGTGGGTGCGTGTCACCACGGAGAGGAACATACCTAATCCTTCCGCCCGCGCCGGCGCTGGGGCGGCGCCACCGCTTGTTCCGGCGCTTCCAGCACCGCCCGCTCGATCTTCGGCGGCGCCGTTTCGGTCTCCGGCTCCGTCTGGCGCACCACAGCCAGGCCAGCGCGCACGATGTTCCAGGCTTCGGCCTGCGTCACCGAGTAGCGCATCCCCGGATAGAGCTGCACCGAACGGCCGTCGATGAACACGTTGGCCACCTCCAGCGCCTCGATCCGCAGCATCGGCGGCGAGTCGTCGTAGGGCATGAGCAGCCGTCCCTCCTCGTCGAAATGGCCGCAGGGCGCATCGAAGCGGCCCATTGCCACCACGCCCGCCCGCAGACAGTCCATTGCAAACTGAATATCGCCCGGCGGGTTGCTGCCCGCGCCGTCGTGGAACGGCACCCGCTCCAGCACAGAGCGCCAGATCAGCGTGCAGCCCCAGCCGCAGCCGCAGATCCGCCCCACCCCCGCCTCCCGGTAGCGGTTCAGTTCGTGCGGATAGAGGCCCAGCGGCATCCCCAGCCCCTGCGTGCCGATGTACTGCCAGGTGTTCAGCACGAGCGCGCCGTGGCGCAGCACATACGGCGCATAGACCACCCCGGCCTGCGCCGTGCTGGCCAGCTTCTCCAGCGCGTCCGGCGGCAGCACCATGTCATGCTCCACCGTCACCAGTGCATCATAGCCGCCGTCCAGCGCCATCTGCCGGGCGCGCTTGTACTTCGCCAGCACGTTGCGGTGATCCGGCGCGGGGAATGGGTCCCCAGTGTCGAGAACCCATTCCCACGTGTGTGTCGTCGCTTGAGCCTCCACCGACGTGCGGCACTCAGCCCGCGGGCCGGCGCCGAACGTCGGTGTGTAGAGCAGCAGTTTCATCAGGCCGTCGGGTGCCGACCGTAGAGGATCGCTTCGGCCTGGAGCACCTTGTAGCTGATGCGCGTGAAGTAGTGCATCAACTTCTTGCCCTTGCGCGCCTGGCTGTACGGGTCATAGAGCATCGTCAGACCCGTGGCGCGGCGGCCCATGTAGCCGAAGTTGCCGAAGAGCAGGCTCTTATACCCGCCGCCCACCGCCGGCATGGTCTCATCTTCGTTGAAGAGCGGATACTTCCACAGCGTGGCCCCGTCGATCCCGCCGCTGGCTGCGCCCGCGGGCGTCTCCGCAAACAGGAAATCGCTGCCCTGGAGCTTGCGCAGCGCGCCCTCCGTCAGGCGGCGCATCACCCACTTGGCGCTCGGCGAGTGGCGGCCCTTGAGGCTGTAGACCATCGTCTGCACGTCGGTGGCGCTCAGGGTCGTGGCGGCCAGCGTCACGCTGGTGCCGTTGGCCAGCGCCTCGGTGATCAGCGCCTTGTTGTGCGTCAGACCCAGCGCCTCGCCGACGTAGAAGTCCAGGTAGGTGAACATCTGCGATCCCTCGTCGGCGATCAGCTCGTCGGTCAGGTCGAGGGTCTTGGTGAACTTGACCAGCGTCATCGCCTTCTGGTCGAAGCCCGGCGCGTCGCGGTCGAAATCGTTGCCTTCCGTGGTGGACACAAACTCGTTGGTCGCCGCGTTCTGCACCGGCACGTTCATCGTGGTGCCGCCTTCCGGCGTGAAGGGCATCACCCCCAGCCGTGGCGCCAGGTCGATGGCGCCCGCCCTGCCGATGATCCCGGCATAGTGCGCCGTAGGCACCAGATAGCCGCCATCCGCCGGCGTGGTGATGTTCAGGTCCGTGTCGTTGCTGGCGCGAGCCTCGGCCCGCATCTGCGCGTCCATCTCGCGGATGGCGCCCTCGTCCTGGCGCACATAGAGGCGCACCGCGCGCAGTTCGGCTTGCCGGCGGTCGTCGCCCGGATAGCGCGCCACCTGCGGCGCCTGGCGCGTCTCATACATCGTCGGCTCCGGCTGCGCGCCCGGTTCGCTGCGCGTGGAACCCCTGAGTTGTTCCACCTCATCATACCGTGCGATCTGCCGCGAGGCCGAGGCCACCTTTTCCTTCAGCCCGTCGTAAGTCGCCTGCTCCTCTGCGGTCAGGTCGCGCCCTTCGGCGTCCGTGTTGATCTGCGCCATCTCCGCCACCCAGGTCTGCCGGGCGCGGCGCAATTCATTGATGTCCATAATCTCCAATCTCCAATCTCAGAATCTCAACTTCTCGCTGTCGCGCAGCCGCCCGGCTCCGCATTTCTATCTCATCGACCGCCCGGTCGTCTGATTCGTCGAAGTCTGGCACAATCACCGCCGAACGCACCGCCACCGACGTGTCGAGATACGCCGGAAATGTCACGGGGCTGACCTCGTACAGGTCAGCGTCCAGCAGCGTGCGCTCGCCGATGCCGTCGGCGCCCTTGATGATCGTGTCGCCGTTTTCGGGCGACTTCTGAAAGGCAAAGGACATTCCAGAGACAACGCCGCTGCGGATGCTGGTAATCGCATCTCGTCCCCACTGCGTATCAGGCGGCGTCAGTTCCACGCGCAGCCCGGTGGCGTCTTTTGTCAGCGTCAATGTGCCGTTGCGGGTGCGTCCGAGGGGATAGTCCGGGTTGTGATTCCACAGCGCGCGGATGTCCGGGTTGGTGGACAGCCAGCGGTCGAACGCCGTTGGCGCGATCCGTTCCCGGAACGGGCGCCCGCGGCCGTCGATCAGCACCTGCGACCACGCATCGAAAACCACCGCATAGCCAGTGATGGTGGGCTGCGAACCGTCGCCAGCCTCACGCACCTCCATCTCCGCCCCCTCAAATGTCACGCGTTCAATAGTCATCCGATCAACTCCCTTACCGCCGCCTGATATGCTGTGGCGACCCACTCCCCGACCGCAGGCTCAGCCCCAGGCCGCACGCTGCGCAGCCCGGCCAGCATCGTCTCGCCCGCCTGCCGCCATTCGTGCATCTGTTCCTCGCCCCACTCGCCGAGCGCCCTGCGCCCGCCATTGCGGAGCGCCTTCGCCCCGGACTGGCGCACGTCGTTGGCGATCCGGGCCTCCAGCCGCGCCCGCACATCGGCGATCCACGCATTCGTCAGATCAGCCGCCAGCCCCGCCTGCTCCAGCAGCGCCGCCGCCCGATCATCCGTCTCGGTGTCTTCCTCGGCGATCTCCGGCGGCGCCGCATCTTCCTCATCATCCACCCGCGCCATGTTCAGCGGCACGAACAAGTCATCGCCGCCAGGCAGCGGGTTCATATTCTCCAGCGCACGCACCTCGTTGCGGGTCATCCAGCCATTCTGCAGCGCAATGCCATACGCCTGGAACCGTTCCGGCGTCTGCGTGATGATCAGCGCGTCGCGCTCGAACTCCACCAGGTACTGCCGCTTTTCCTCGCTCAGCAGCAGGCGGGCTGCGACCGCCTTCTCGATTCGCCCCAGCCACCGGTTGAGGCTGAATTTCACGTAGTCTTCCGAGAACTGGGCGGCGCTGGCGTAGGTGGCCGTCTCCGTGTCGCCGATGCGCTGCAGCGGCACCTGGTAGATCGCCGCAATCTCCCTCCGGGTAAACTGGCGCGTTTGGAGAAACTGCGCCTCCTCTGGCGGAATCCCCAACGTGGCGATGTCCATGCCCTCTTCCAGCACCGCCGCCCGGTGCGCGTTCTGCACCCCGCCGTAGAGGTCATTCCACGACTGGCGGATGCGCCCCGCCGCGTCCGCGCTCAGCTTGCCCGGATGCTTCAGCACCACGCCCGGCCGCGCGCCGTTGGCGAAGAACTTCCAGCCAAACTCAGCCGCCGCCCGGTCGCCGCTCAGCGTCTGCATGGCCAGCCGGATCGGGCTGTAGCCGATCACACCGTCATAGCTCAGACCGGGAATGTGCAGCACCTGGTTGGCGGCCAGCGGCACTGCCTTCACCCCGTCGGGCCGGTACTCGTAGCGCAGTTCATTTCGCTCGCGGTAGACGCGCATCCGGTCCGGCAGCAGCGGCCAGAGCGCCGCGGGATAGCCGTCATCGCCCCATTCGATCTCAGCATAGGCGTTGCCCCAGGTGAGCAGATGGCCCATGAGCGTTTCGAGGAAGACGCCCGCCGTCATTTCTGGGTTAGCTTCCTGGTGCAAGAGGAAATAGAGCGGATGATCCGCGGCGAGTTCCTTGCCCCGGTCCAGCCGCCGGAATAGCTTGAGTGGCATCTGGCCCACGTCGCCGGCCAGCGCCATCACGCACGCCAGCACCGTCGGCGACTCCAGCGCGTTGGACGGCCCCACCGTCGGCCCGGCCACCGTGCGCCCGCCCAGCAGCATCTCGATCACATCGGGGTCGCCCACGGCGCTGCGTTGTTCCGGTTTGGGCGTCCACTGCCGCCCGGTGAGCAGCCGGCGGATCACGGCTGGCCGCCCGCCGGCGCCGTCGCCAGCATCACGCCGACCGCAATCGCCAGCCCGCCGCCATAGGAGAGCAGCCCGGGCAGCCCGAACGCCGTCCACACGCCCGCGCCCAGCAGCACGCAGCCAATCGCCACCAACGCCTCACCCAACCGTTCCATCGTGCGCGCATCCATGCCGCCAGCCTATCAGCCCGCGGGGAACCGCCCGATCACCGGAGTTTTCCCAGGAAAACAAAAAGGGCGGCCCGCGCCGCCCCATCACCTGCGAGTAAGGAATCCTTACCTGCGAGTAAGGAATCCTTACCTGTCACCCTCCACGCCGCTGCACACCCGCCACACCCCGCCATCATCCACCAGCGGCAGCGCCAGGCTGATTTTCTCCAGCATCGCCCGCGCCCCGCGCGGCGTAATCTCCAAGTGCTGCGCCAGCTCGCGCACCGTCACCTCCCGGCCCTGCGCCAGCAGCCAGGTCGCCCTGGCCACCCGTTCCGTTGGCAGCATGTCGAGCACCGTTCCCTCCCTCGCTCAGAGCGTCAGCACGCCCCGCTCCTCGTACACTGAGCCAGCCTCCCCGCCGTGGAGCGTCGCCCGCCCCAGGGCCATGATCAGCGCAACTAGGCCGTCGATTTTCTCCGTGCTGCGTCTCTTGTCTGGCGCCAGATTGTTGTTACTGTCCGTGCGCGCCACCAGGTTGTGCGCATTCCAGCGCAGCACAGGGTGATTTCCATGCGCAATCTGTTTGGCGATCAACAGCTTTTCCAACTCCTTCATTGGCGGCGACATCGAAATGGTGCCCTGGGCAAACTGCACCATCGTAAAGCCGGCGTTGGCCATCCGCACATAGACAGCCGCCGCGCCGTAGCGGTCGAAGGCGATCTCCTGCACGTCGAAGGTTTGGGCGTCGGCGTCGATCTGCGCATACACATAGTCGTAATCGATCACTTCGCCCGGAATCGCTGCGATCTGTCCGGCGGCGACCCACGTGTCGTATGGCACCCGCTGCGCCCGGCTGCGCTCGATCATCGCCGCTTCTGGCACCCAGAACCGGGGCAGGACCCGGTACAGCGGATCGTCGCCGTGGGGCGGGAAGACCCAGACCAGCGCCGTCAGGTCCTGTGTGCTGCTCAAATCCAGCCCGCCGTAACAGGGCCGCCCGGCCAGCCCCGCCTCATCCACTGGCGCGCCGCACGCCGCCCACCGCTCAGCGGGCAGCCACTGCGTGCCGGCGTTGGTCCACACGTTCAGCCGCTTGGTGAGAAACTGCCCCTTTGCCGTGGCCAGCGCCTGCGCCTTCACTGCCAGCCGCTGGAGGTCGTCCCGCTTCACCGATACATCCAGGTTCGGATTCGCCTTCACCCAGATCGCTTCATCCAGCCAGCCGTCCTTGCGCTCTAAATCCTCAGCGTCGAGCGTGTAGATCACCGCGAAGAAGGAATCATCCTGGAGCACGCCGTCTAGCACCTTTGTGGCGTAGTCGCGCAGTTCGTAGCAGAAGGATGCCTGATTGAAGCCGGCCGTCGTGATGCCGAACATCAAAGGCTGGCGCCGCGCCCCGACGGCCGTCTCCAGCACGCCCCACACCTCATCACTGCGGTGGGCGTGTAACTCATCGACGATGGCGCAGTGCGGGTTCAACCCGTCCATCGTGTTGGCGTCCCTCCCCAATGGCTCAAACTTGGCCGCCGTGTCGCGGATGTGGATGTTGTCCCGATGGCAGATGAGCCTGCGCCTGCCCCTCTTGCCCGAAAGCGCTGCGCTCGCCTTTGCCATCCGCCATGCTTCCAAAAAGACCTGCTTGGCCTGGTCGCGCTTGGTGGCCGCCGCGTACACCTCCGCGCCGCCTTCCCCATCCGCAGTCAGCATGTACAGCCCGACAATGGCGGCCAAGGTCGATTTACCGTTCTTGCGCGCCACCTCCCAGTAGCTGGTGCGAAAGCGGCGCAGCCCATCAGCCCGCCGCCAGCCGAACATCATCCACAGCAGCGCCTGCTGCCATAGCTCCAGCGTCACCACCTGGCCCGCCCATTCACCTTTGCTGTGGCGGCAGAAGCGCACGAAATCCAGTACATGCTGGCCCCAGGCCGGGTCAAAGCGCAGCCCGCGCTCCCCGCCCTGCCGCAGATCCCGCTCGTGCCGTTCGCACGCCAACCGCACCCATTTGCACGCCACCTGGCGCCCAGCTATCACATTGTCAATGTACTGTTCTGCCGGGT